TGTAGGTGATCTTATGAAACATTCTGAATGGATTTGGAATAAATGTGAGTTCCCGAGTTTCAGTATCAAGTATATGGAACCCTCGTTTACCCTCAAAATCTGTCCAATTCATCTCATAGGGCGCACCCAAATACTCGATATTATCATATTTTGATGGATGGTGGAAGTGACCAGAATACACTGAGTCAAATTTCTTGAAAAGCTTTTTATCGAATCCTTCATGACAAGGTTGACCTTTCATCATCTCAAAACCCTGGATCTCAAGATGACCCATTAAGATTTGGGCACTAGTATCAGCAATAGCTTTGGTACAAGCAATAGAATTATCTGCAGTTATCCACGGGACCATGAGTATTTTAGTAGAACCCAATTCTAATTCCACAGGATCATTCTGATAGATATAGAAAAGATCAAATGTACTATCACTAAAGATCTCATTTACACCATTGCCGTCATTAGTATTCTTGTAATAGGTATCATGATTTCCGAGTATCATATGAGTAGTAATACCACGATCATGCAAATTTCGGATGAATTTCTTTGAGTTATGTAGTGTCAAGAAATTGATATATTTACGGCGGTCAATTAGATCACCGAGATGCAAAACCGTCTTAATCTCATGTTCATCTATGTACGGAAAAAATACTTCATCATAAAATTTATTAAAGTAAGTCGAAAATACCGAGTTATCATTTCGGGCACCAAAATGTGTATCAGTAATAATTGCTACCTTCAAGTGACTCTCCTATTCTTGTTTTTTAGATTCATCATCATCTGTATAGAATTTATCAATAGCACCCTTAGTCTGCTTAGGTTTCTTTTTCTTTTCCATTGACTCTTCATAATTAGATACAAAGTCATTCATATAGTCTGTGGTAAGATCAATGTGACCGGCTTCAGTGGATCCACCCTGCTCAGATTGAGTAACAGCATCACCATGCAGAACCGAGTTTTCCATCACCTTATGCTTAATATATAGCTGTTTCTTTTCCTTTTGGATTCTACGCACAAAGGCATAATAGATTACCTGCGTAAAGTAGGCAAAAGGATTTTTAGACTTTTCGGGGTCGAAGTTCCGTACAACCATAACACCATTCTCAATACCGTCAGATACCATATCTTCACGGAAAGGATAATTAATAAAGTTATATCTATATTTGAGTTTGTTGGCAATATCGAAGATGCATTTGCCGATGTAATTTGTGATTACTGGGTATTCTTCACCAGCTTCTTCAGCTTCATTACATGCCTTCTTATATTCAACTAGTGCCTTGTAAAAATCAGCATTATTGATGTAATCATTCTTTGATCTACGTTTAATTTTATCTGTCATGTCGCCTCCATAATGTTCTTAGTATAACACAATTCTTCATATCTGTCAACCTTTTTTCGAATTTTATCATTTAATGGTTGACACAGGTTTTAGTTATGGTATAATACCTATAAGGTTATAAAATATATTAGTGTTTAATACTACTCTTTGATTCAATGAATGCTTCTAATTCATCTGATAATGAATCACTGTCAGGTTTTTGAATATATTCAATGTATTCACGGTAGTAATTCTCTGCATTCTCTGATGCATTATTAATGAAAAGAATATCACGAGACTGGATATAGGTGAATGATGACTCTGATAATGCTAACCAATTCTTTGCCATGTATCCATGATTAGGATCAATCTCAATTGAAACGGGCGCATGAATGATGTATTCGCCTGTAGAGTGTGATTCCACATAAGCCAAAACATCATCTCCTACTTTAAATTTTATATGTTTGAGTCTCATTCTTTTTCTAATTCCACATTATAGATTTTATATTTGAATTTCTCATTAGAATAGATCTTTATTCTCTCAAGAAAATGTTTGACTGCGTAGTTCTGTTTCTTTTTCCACTGTAAGTCATCTGCTATATCGTAGAGTGTTGCAGAATCACTGCCGTTACCCTTTCGAAGAACACGGCCGATAGATTGTAGATTCCGGATTTTTGACTTAGACGGAGATGCCATAATCAAATTATCAAGTCGCTTAATATTTACACCAGTAGAAAAGGTGCCGTAACTGGCGAGAATGATATTGTCATTAGATGATTCTACAATTTTTCTAACATCATTTCGGACTTCACCATCCACTTTACCGTGGATAAAGTGTACAGTCTTTTTGCTTTCTTTGAGCATTTTCTCTAATACCATACCATGTTTCTCAACGAATTGGAATAGTATCAAGGTATTGCCAGGTAGATTATCGGCGAGGTTACATATATATTTATTACGGCGCTCATGCGACACAATCCAGTCGATCTCTGCCTGGTAATCCATCTTAGATACTAATTTTCTGGAAGCATTAGAATACTCTAGAATGAGACCATTAATCTTGAAACTTGATAATTTATTTTGGTCAATGAGTTCTTTGGTAGTAATTACTTTGGATATGTTACCGAACAGGCCAGTAAGAACTAACTTATGAGTTTCCGAATCATCAATGGTACCAGTAAGACCATATCTGTATCTGACATGTGGACATTTTTCCATAATGCCAGTGATGGATTTTGCTGATGCTAGATGCGCCTCGTCAACTATTACTACATCAAATTTAGAAAAGAATGATGCCGGCATTCTCTGTAGTGATTGCCATGTGGAAATGGTATATGCCGCCTCAACATTCTTATCTGCACCACCTTGGATTTTATGAATATCGAGTTTCTTACCGTTGTTATATTCGGTGAAATCGCCTTCTAATTGGAGCACAAGAGAAATAGTAGGATCAATAATAAGAACCTTTCTATTATGCTTTTCTGCATGATACCGAGCAATTAGATATATAATGAAAGATTTACCCGAAGCAGTAGGCGACAAGAACAACTTGCGTTCTTGTGATAGAGCTTCTACTACTGCTCTATTTTGATAATCATGTGGTGTTAGGGTTGCACCAAATTCTTTTGCTAATTCGATGCCATAGTTCTCAGGAATATCTTCAACTTCCATGAGTTCTGGATCAATCTTTATTCTGTAATTTCTACTCTTACAGAACTGTGCAATATACGTGAGAAGACCACCATAGATAAGTCCAGTCATAGTATTTAGAAGTCGAATTTTACCGTCCCAGAACTTATTCTTATAAGCCGGCATGAATTGGTAGTTCTTAGCAAAGAATGAAAAGTAATCATTCATTTCCATTTTAATACTAGGTTCGGCGTGTATCTTCACATAGACATTATCTACCTTTTCAACGTATACTGTATCTGACATTATCCACCTGTTCTAAATCTCTCCCAATCCACAATTGTCTTGAGTTGGAATCCTCTATTATTTATTTGCCTTAGAATAGATTCCAAGTAATCTACAACAGCCTCCTGTAACCCAATCTTTAAGCTATGGTTGATAATATCATCATCGGCCTCTACATACGTAGGAACATCAGATCTCAATAGCTTCAGTGGTTGTGGTTTCCATCCATATTGTCGAAGTTCATCTATATCAAGTTCACCTCGGTAATATTCTGTTTTCAGCTTATTTAGTTGCTTGAACTCCGCCTTAAGCTTCTTGAGCCTGAGTCCTTCGTTAACATACATCCTAAAATATTTGTTGTGTAGCTTAGGTATTTCAGAGGATTCTGTAGATACGTTAACCATATCAATTGTTCCATCTTTTCCCCACATTTCATAAATATCATCAAGTTTCATAGTATCTCCATTAAGCAAAATATATTCATTATACCAAATTTATTCTAAAATGTCAACTACTTTTACCCGCTGTAATTGTATATGATTCCACCACGAAACTGCATGTAGCTATAACATAATCAATATCACCCTGTGTAGTATCCATGTCGATATTAGTAATGGATTCAGGGAAGATATTCTTGAACTTATAAGTAACATTAGGATTTTTACTATTACTCATAATTAGTACTGAAGCATCAGAATATAATCCATCTTGACTTTCATCCAGATTCGCAAACTGTTCAAAGTTATCTGGGAAGGTCATACCAACCATCCAGTTATAGAGTTCAATATAGTTCTTCATATTTTCATCTACTCTGAAACTTACACTAAGTCTATCATAAGTTAGTGAGTCACCGGTGTGATATAGTTTCTTGAATGGTGTTGGTTGTTCTATCGGATTAAGTGATATTCCTGGGAGCGAAAGATTTTGGGTAAAGAATGTCACATGCGGAAGCCTTTGAATAACGAATCGAAATTCAATAGGAGAGAGATAATTCTGTTTGATATTTGCCATTTACAATTCCTTGCGCTTATGATATATTTATAAGAATCACATAGGAGAAAAGTAATGAGTGATAAGAAGGAAGTGCCCTGTGCCCGATGCGGTGAACCTGTTCTAGAAGAAGAATTGAGTTGGCACTATCTATGTCCGCATTGCCATAATGAACTATTTAATAAGAAAGAAGGGAGCAATTAAGCTCCCTCCAAGTATTTTATTAGTCGTCTGTGGCGTGAACCTTCACGAATGAACTGCCTTTGATTTTATCAAGAGCGCGATCAACACCTTTATTTCTTTTCATCATGGTGCGTTGGCCTTTTTTGAACTTGGCCTTATCCATATCATCACCTACGAAAGAATCATCCATATCCTTTTCGGCTTTTTTACCGGATTTTACGGCTTTTGATGCATAACGGCCTAACTTAGATGCTGAAATTTCGTCGAGATTTAGTAGCTGAGTAATTGCATCTACTTGTGCCTCTGTAAGTTCACCTAGTGCTTCTTGTTTTTCTTCTGATAGTTCTTGCTTAGATCTCATAGTGTTATATGATTCTTTTAAGCTTCTCCATGGAGTACTCATGTCGTGTTCCTTCTGATTAAAAAAAAGGGCGGCCGCTAAGCCGCCCAGTAGGGTCCAATTATATTTGGATCTTATTATAGAATGTTTGTAACCAAAGTACGACGGTAATAAACGTTAGAGCTAGCAGTTAGACCACTGTCTCCATCGCCATCAACCCATTCAGTAGAACCTTTTGCAAATGGGTTAGCAACCATACCGTAACGGGTTTTGAAGCCGATTTTTGGCTGGAAGCTGTTCTCACCAACGGCGCGAACCATTTGAAGCGGTACATATGGGCAATAGAAGAGACCAGCGTCGAATGAGCTAGAACCTTTATAACCTACAACAAGGTAGTTACCACCCGCATATGGGTCGATATACACGCGGTAGCGACTGTTAAGTACACCAGCAAATGTGTTGCCAGCATCATCAACATTCAAGTTGTTGCTGTTAAGTGCAGGTGTGTAATCAAGTACACCAGCCATTTGAAGAGCAGAAGCAACATCAGATGAACATAAGATGATGTTACCCTTGCCGCGACGTGTATCTTTTGCGATTTGGTTAGCTTCACGTTCGATTTGGAACATAAGGCCTTTGAACTTTTCAACACTCCAGCGACCGTTTGCATCGACGTCTAGGTCGAATGTACCAGCTGTTGCAACGCCTGTTTGTGAACCGGCTTTAGCAGTGTTGTATACTGTACGGATAACTTCACGGTTCATTTCCGCAAGAACTTCAGAAGTCAAGATGTTTGACAATTCTGTTTCAGCATCAAGACCGTGGATAGCCTTAAGATCCTGTGCAAGTTCAGTTGTGTACTCAGCTTTCAGTGCACGACTTTTTGCCGTAACTGATACTTTGTCGATGCTGAATGCCATCTCTGCGAAGTTGGAACCGTTACCGTCACCAAGTGCTTCAGCAGCTGAAGTAGCCATACCTGTACCAGTATTAGCAGTTGCAGCGGTACCAGTTGTACCAGCCATTGTGCCCGTACCAGAGAAGTCTGTGTCAGCTTCGTTATAGAATGATTCACTCCATGTATCTGTGTTAGCAGGTGTAACTGCATACTTGGAACGCATTGCAAAGATAAGACCAGTAGGTCCTGTCATTGGCTGAACACCAGCAATATCATAAGCGATAAGGTTAGGCATAGAGCGACGAACAAGGCTGATTAGAACAGGGTCGTAGTTATCAACTTGACCTGAGCCTACAGATTGTGTTGGCTCTTCGTTTAGAAGGGAAGTCATGCTCCAGGCATTGCCTTCTCTAAGTGCCTTCTCAGTGTTTTCAAGCAACTGAGCTGTTACATTACGCTTGTGGCGATCAGTAATAGCGTCCAATTCAGAGTGCTCTAGAATTGGCTGCCATTTTTCATTTAAAGTCTCGATAGACATTTGTAAATTCTCCTTGTAAGGTTGTCTATTGTTATTTATAATAATCTTATTTTCTAAGAGATTGTGAGATTGCTTCAGCGTATCTGTTAATGGCAGGATCGCTATGCTTTACTTCGGATACATGATCTTCAATAGGATCAATGTCATCCCCACTTTCTTCAGTCAATACATCACTATTAGTTTTACCGAAATAGTTTTCTTTGATGTATCCAACTTTTTCGGCGAAGTCCTCGATATCTTCGAAGTCGATTCCTTCAGCCAAACGAACAAGCTTTTCAGCTTGTGTTTCTGTCAAACCTTCACATACAGCATCATAGACATCTGCCTTATGCGCCTCTGAAAGTTCTCTTTTAAGACTAATGTTTTCTTCAATAGATTCATTAAGTCTAGTTTCCATCTTCTCAATGTCATTAGCCATAGATTCAAGAATGTTTTCACTTTCAGCAGGAACATTTACGTTGTGTTCCATATAAAGATCAAATAGTCCACTCATGAAAGATTCAGCGATTTCAGCTTTAATACCTTGATCGACTGCAAGTGCATTTTCTTTCATCCACTTTTCAGTCACATAATCAAGATATGTGTCCAATTTTTCTGTAAGTTCTGTAACAGCAATAGTCGCCTGTTCCTCAAGTTTAGTTGCAAACTCTTCTTCGAGTGCTTCAACTTCCTGATTAATGCGATCATTTACTACAGCTTCAAAGATAACAGTCGCACGTGCTTTAAAGTCTTCTGATAGATCTTGACCTTCAAACATTTCGCCGATTGACTCTTTCATTGCAGCTTTATCTGCCTTTCGAGCAGGTG